AGCCGCTCCCCGCGCCGTCCGACTCGGAGCCTACGGTGACCCGCTCGCCGTCCCCTTCAACGTCCTCGAGGACTTCGCGAACATCGCACGCGACGCGGGCGCTACGGTCCTCGGCTACACCCACCGATGGAAGCACCCCAACGCCGCCCCCTACCGGGGCTTGTGTATGGCGTCGGTCGACACCCTCTCCGAGCAGCGCGATGCACGTAGCCGCGGCTGGCGCACGTTCCGCGTCATGGCCCCGGACGAGAACCTCACCCCCGGGGAGCGGATGTGTCCGGCCCTCGAGGGGATGACCTGCAACGCCTGCCGAGCATGCGACGGCATGAACTCGCCCGACTCCCGCGACGTCGCGATCCCCGTCCACGGCAGCAACGCCGTCCGCAAGTTCTCGACCTGGCAGGGCGCCCGCCGATGACCCCTACAGCTCGTCTCATCCTCGCAGCCGCACTAACGGGGCCCGTGCTCATCCCGCTCGTGTTCGTCCTCTTCGAGTCCGTGGTCCTCCTCCTCGCCGACATCCGCACACTACGCGACCTCGACAGCTGACACCGTCACCGACACCGACACCGCCCCCCTTCCCTCACGGGTTGGGGGGTTCGTCGTTCGGGCCCGAGCTGCAGCGGGGGACCCGGATGTCTCTGGGCTGCAGTCGGGCCACACCTCTATCCGCGCGCGTGGCTCGAGCTGTCGACGGTTGGGGGTTGTGCCAGCCTATCCCCCCCCTCCCTCCCACTGTCGAGAACCAGCACGACGACGTCACTCTCGACCCCCACCGCCGATGCTGCAACCGGCTGGTCTGGCTTGCGTCGACGAGCTGACCAACGTTGGAGGTAGTAGGGAAGGGGGAGTTCCCCCCGAGCCAGCAGAGAGCAGCACCTCCCCTGATTGACCCCCCAACTGCTCTCCCAACTGCTCCCCTGGGACTCCGACAGAGGACACCCTTGATGGACGAGGCCTCGAGGACCACGGCGCTTGAGGCCGGCGCAGCCGGCAGCACTGGTCCAACGCCTCGCCACTGGGCCGCTACGCCCGGCTCGCCTGGGACGGCTCGCTCGCCGGGCTTCGCTACGGGAACCGCTCGCTCCTGCGAGGCTGGCTGGCGGCCTGTCCCCGAGGGCCCCTGGCCGCCCGTCCGCCGCCTCTCGTCGCTCCCGGCGGGGCGATATTAGTCCACCGTGTCAAGCGGGTGGGTCTAAGTGTGCGGGATCACTGGAGAAGGATCATCTGAGGGTGTGGCGCGCAAGACGGGTGTGCTGCAAGATGCAACAGTGGTTGAGGGCGTACTGGGGGTGGTTGTCGGGGTGTTGCCCAACTGATAGGATGGATGGGCAAGGACAGGAGGAAGTCCATGGGAACGATCAGTGCGACGATCGTGGGCAGGCTGGCTCGCGACCCTGAGTTGAAGTCGACCAAGAGCGGGATGAGCGTGTGCACTCTGACTGTGCCGATCGACACTGGGTGGGGGGACAACAAGACGACGACGTGGTGGCAGGTCAAGCTGTTCGGCAAGCGTGCCGAGATGGCTGGGGAGCACCTGCGCAAGGGCTCGTGGGTGTGCTGCACGGGGACTCCGCTGTTGGACCAGTGGACGGACAAGGACGGCAACCTGCGGATGACGGCGAAGATGGACGCCCAGGGCTGGGACTTCGTGGGGCCCAAGGGGGGCTTCTCCTCGGGGGTCGACGAGCAGGCCTCTGATGCTGGCGCCGACGACTTGCCGTTCTGATGGGGAGGTGAGCGATGGCTGACCAGCTCTCCCTCGTCGGCGCCTCTGTTCCCGAGCTCCCCAGGACCATCGACCTTCGGTGCTCCGACATCGGCCACGTCCTCAAGGACTGCCCTGAGGGGTTCGACCTTGTCGTGGCCGACCCCCCGTGGGACCTCTACAGGGAGAGGCCTGGGATGGCGGCCCCCGACCTGAGCTACCCCTGTCTCCCCGTCGAGGTCATCACCAGCCACCTCGAGGCGGCGGCGATGGTGGCCCGGCCCGGAGCTCGCATCCTCCTGTGGGCCTGCTGGCCCCTGATGGTCGAGTGGATGTCGCCAAGGACCGACGACGGCAAGGGACCGTTCCACGCCCGGGGCATCGACTGGAAGTCCGGGGGGGCCTGGGTCAAGGACCCAGTCCTTGACCCAGGCGTCGGGTTTCACTGGCGGGGGCACAGCGAGCCCGTCCTCCTCGGGGTGGTCCCCGGTGGGGTCGCCAACCGCCCCTACGCCGAGGTCCGCTCGGGGCACGCATCCCCCGCTCAGAGCCACAGCCGCAAGCCCGTCGACTGGATGGTGGACTGGGTCGAGGCCTACGTCCCGCCCGGCGGGGCCGTCCTGGACCTCTACGCCGGCACCGGGGCTGTAGCTGAGGCTGTCGTCCGGGCAGGCAAGAACCGCAAGTACCTGGGGGCCGAGGTCAGCGCCGAGCGCCACGCCAAGGCCCAGGCCAACATCCGCAGGGCCTACGTCGAGAGCCGATGAGCCTTCCCCGCCAGGTCGACGAGTGGACGATGTACGGGGCGGCCGACCAGACCGTCTCGTCCTGCCACGGGTGCCCTGCCTTCACGAAGGGGGGCTCGCCGGCCTGCGCCTGGACAGGGAACCACGCCCTGCGGGTCTGGAAGGAAGGGCGCCTCGAGGACGAGGACGGCGCCGTCTACCACTACGGGCACTACGACGACCTCGCGCCAGGCAAGCCCTGCCCCAAGCGCGGGACAAGGCCAAGACGATGACGCACAAGATGACCGTCCGCGGGGCCCCAGGGCGCTGGACTGAGGATGAGCTGCGGGCCGCCGAACTCCTGCGGCTCGGCGCCACCGAGGAGTCCATCTGTGTCGAGCTGGGCTGCACGGCCGGGCAGCTGACGCGCCTTAGAAAACGCAAGGGTTTCAACGACTTACTGGGTCTGCAGGTCGGCCCGGTCCAGGGCTACGCCGAGAAGTGGCAGGCCATCCGCGAGCGCCAGTTGAGCATGGCCAGCAAGGCCCTGGACACCATCGAGGAGGCGATGGACGACAGGGAGGAGGACGGCCGCGTCTCCGTCGTCGCCCTTCGCGCCTCCGAGGGCCTCATCAAGAGCCTGGAGAAGGGAGTCCCCAAGGATGGGCCTGGGCAGCAGTCCCCGGAGCTGGCGTCGTTCCTGGGTCGGCTGGCAGAGCTGGCTGAGGAGGACGCGGCCGAGAAGCGGCGCCGCATCGTTGATGTGCCGTCGTGACACCCCTCGACCACTTCCGCGCGCTGCCCCAGGACCAGAGGATGCGCTTGCTTCGCATCCGCGACCAGGCCACCAAGCAGGTCGTGTTCTACCAGCCTCGCGCCGCGCAGCTTGTTCTGCGTCGAGCGATGCTCGAGCACAACCGGGTCATCGTCCCCAAGGCCCGCCGGCTCGGCGCCAGCACGGAGGTCGAGGCCCTGTTCGTCGACAAGATGCTGATGGCCGACCGGCCGCTTCCGCTGCAGACCTGGGCCCACCGCGAGGAGAGCGCCCGCACGATCGCCGGCATGGCGCGGTCGATGATCGAAGGCCTGCCGCCTGAGTTGGGCATCCGCACGAAGAAGATGAATGAGAGCCAGTTGGTGCTCGACGGCAGCGGGGCGAGCCAGCTCATCCTGACGGCCCGAGGGCACGGTGCTGGTCGAGGCGAGGAGGCCGCGGCCGCCCACTTGTCGGAGTTCGACTACTACCCGGACGCCGACGAGGTTGTGGCCAACGTCGAGTCCATCGTTGGATCTGGCCTGATCGTGGCCGAATCGACCATCTACCAGCCGAACGGCGCGATGCGTCGGCTCGTCGACGGGGCCCCCGACAACGGCTGGCACGTCTGCTTCCTGCCCTGGACCCTGCACCCGGCCTACCGGGACACCGTCCCCTACGGGTTCAAGCCAACCGGGGGCGAGCTCGCCTTGATGGAGGACCACGGCCTGACCATCGAGCAGGTCGTGTGGCGCCGCCGCAAGATCGCCTCGATGACCCTCGACAAGTTCCGGCGGGAGTTCCCGCTGACCGTCGAGGAGGCCTTCGCGACGCAGTCCAAGGGCTTCTTCCCGCTCGACTGCTACGAAGACATCGAGGTCGTCTCGACCCCGGCGACCGGTGGCCGCGTCATCCTGGCTGACGCCGTCCGCGACTACAGCTACACCATGGGGGTTGACGTCTCCGCGGGCGTGGGGGCGGACTACTCTGCGGCGACCATCACCGACGCTGGTTCCCGCCAGCCCGTCGCCCACTGGCGCGACAACCGGGTCACCCCTCGTGACCTCCCCGAGGTTCTCATCAACCTGGGGGCGCGCTACGACTTCCCGATGCTGGTCGTCGAGTCGAACGTCTACGGGCGCCGGGTCATCGAAGACCTCATGCGCTTCGGCTACCCGCGCCGCCGGATGTGGCTCAACCCCGAGGGCAAGCCCTGGAGGACTCACGGGGGCAACCGTGCTGGCCTGTTCGAGCTGGCTCGCGCCACCCTGCAGGACGGGCACGTCGAGCGGATGCCCACCTGGTTGTTCGATGAAGTGCGCGGCACCGGGTGGGACGAGAAGCGAGGCCGACCGGACCACGCCAAGGGGGCTCACGACGACACACTGGTGTCCTGGGCCCTGTCGCTCATCGCCGCACAAGACGTGCCGCTGCGCGTCATCGAGAGCCGTAGTAGGCTGACGATGGAAGACCTCATCCGCGCCCGGCTGGACGCCGAACCGGGCCGGGCTCATCCGTTCAACGTCCGCGGCGAGAACACCCGCAGGAGGCCGATGTGAAGCCGTTCGACGTCCAAGCCAAGTTGACCGAGCACGATGAGCTGTGGAAGCGCCGCCGCCCCGAGCAGGAGCGCCTGCGCGACATGTACGAGACGCGCTTCTTCGAGCGGTCCATCGTCGACGGCATCTACAACGAGGACCAGCAGCTCGAGGTCCAGACGGCCGACTGCTTCGCCTACGTCGAGGCGATGATCGGGCAGCTGTACGCCAAGAACCCGGCCTGCGTCGTCCGCAAGGGGATGCGGTCCCTGGGTGACGCCGACGTCTGCCAGGCCGTGGCCAACGACTGGCTCATCCGCACGGCGCGCGAGCCCATTGAGAACGTGACCCGGCTGTCCCTCATCCACCCTGCGGGCTGGGTGAAGCTCATCCCCCGGGAGGCCACGGACACCTACGAGGCCGTGCTGCCTGTGGCCATCCCACCCTGGGAGGTCGGGGTCGACTACGACGCACCCTGCTGGGAGGAGAGCCGGTTCGTCTTCCACGTCTACTGGTGCCCCGTCGACGAGGCGAAGGCGAAGTGGCCCGGCCGGAAGTGGGCTCCCATTCGTCGCAAGGACTACTTCGAGCGCCAGGATCCCGGTGCTCCCGAGCAGGCCCCCACGACCGCGCCGACCAAGTTCGACGAGTACGTGCGCATCGTCGAGTTCTACGACTTCACGGCGCCCAACAAGGACGCCACCCCGGGCAGGGTCTACTGGTGGAGCGGAGAGCACGAGAGCTCCAAGTTCCTGGGTGAGGAGGCCATCCCGGCCCGGATGTGGAACGGCCGGCGCCGAGCGCCCCTCGAGCCGCTCTACCTGTCGAACATGCCTCACCGCCCGATGGAGGGGTACTCGGCCGTCCGTCGATCGCACGACCAGTTCGCGGAGAAGAACATCGTCCGGTCGTTCCAGGCCTCGGCCGTCCGCAAGGCCGCGCGGCAGTACGTGACTCGCCCAGGCACCTTCGATCAGCAGAACCGCAAGGCCATTCAGGCTGGCGTCGACGGCGTCATCCTTGAGGTCAGCGAGGACTACCCGCGCGACAAGCCGCTGTCGGACGCGGTCGCGCCGATGCCGCACGTCCCCATGCCAGCCGAGACGAGCCGCTACGTCCAGGAGGTCATGGCCGACCAGCACATGAACGCCAACTCCGACCCGTTCAGCCGCGGGCAGGGCCTCGGGGGCCGGGCTTCGGCGGCTGAGGTAGCGGCCCTCGTCAGCTACAGCGCGGGGCCGCTGGGTCTGGCTGCCAGGAAGCGGGACGGGCTGATCGAGCGGCTCGTCACCCTGTACCTGGCGACCATGGCCTACCTGGTGGACGACTCCACGTCGCCCGTCATCGTCGATGGGATCTCACGCATCCCGACTCCAGACGACCTGCTGGGCGACTTCCGGGTGTTCGCTGAGGATGAGGGGCAGACGCCCGTGTCCGAGGCGATGCGGAGCCAGCAGTTCTTCATCAACGCCCCGACCCTGCAGGCGCTGGGCGCGAGCCGCGAGTGGCTGCTCCAGCAGGCAGCGAAGATGCTGGGGTACGAGGACATCCCGACTGAGCCCCCGGCCCAGCCGCCGGGTGGTGCGATGGGGCCGATGAGCACCGGGGCTGCGCCGCCCTCCATGATGGAGGCCATCAGCAACCCGTCTCCCGAGAACATCGAAGCCACCCTCGCGGAGGTCTGATGCCCCTCTACCGAATGACCTGCCCGTCCTGTCGCAAGAGCACCGACGTGCTGGCGAAGGTAGCCGACCGCCCCGACGAGCTGCCCTGCTCCTGCGGGGCCACGATGGTGCGCCCGATCGGCCTGCCGGCCCGGACCCGTGGCATGTGGGGCGGCGTCGACACCGCGCACTTCAACCGCGGCCTGGGGTGCCACGTCTCAAGCCACGCTGAGGCTGATCGCATCGCTCGGGAGCGCGGGCTCGTCAGGCTCAACAACTTCGACAAGTACCACGTCGAGGACACCGTCGAGTCGAGTGGCAACAAGTGGAAGCAGGAGGCAGACGACTCCAGGGTCTACACGGAGAAGCTGTCCAGCGGGATGGGCCATGAGCAGGCCATCGCAGAGACGTTCCCTGTGTCGAAGCTGCAGGAACGCGGTATGCTCGACCCCGCCATCAAGGGAGACTGACCCATGAGTGACAACAGCCTGGACGCCCTCCGCATGGAGGCCGAGGACAAGGCCGCCGCCGTCGACACCGCTGAGGCGGACCTCATGGCCACCAGCGCCCCGATGGGGGAGTTCAGCACTGCCGCGCTGGGCCGGGTGGCGAACCAGCTCAACCGCGTCCTGTCCCTGTTCGGTGAGCAGGCCCCGACTGTCGTGGTGCCGACCGACGACCTCGAGCAGCTCCCCGAGGACTTCAACCGCGCGCTGTCGATGGTCGTGATGGCTGCGGCGGACGCCGACCTGTCGGACATCCTGAGCCAGCAGGACGTGGCTGTGTCCGACGATGGTGGCCTCAAGCTCTTGAGCGGCAAGCTGTCGATGCTGGCCGACTCGCGCGACTTCAAGCGATTCCTCAAGGAAGCGGCCCCGGAAGACGAGGGCCTCGACGAGGAGCCCCCGATGATGTCTGAGGCCGGGGTGGCTGAGGATGACGAGGGGGACACCGACGCGCTGTTCATGCAGCGGATGTAGACGAGCAGGAGAAGACGATGCCCAAGCAGGATCCCCAGGCTCTTGCGATCAAGACGATCGTGCGAGGCTGGAACGAGAAGACCCACGAGGAGCGGATGGGTGCCATCGAGCGCGGTGCGTTCGTGGCTGCCAAGCACCTGGCTGCGTACCCGGACGCCGACGACCAGACCCACAAGTCCTGGCTCAAGCCGGCGCCCACCATCGACGGTGACCAGATCCTCGTCGAGGCCGAGAAGCTCGCCACGTCGCGCTGGACTGGCCACGGCAACATCACCGTCGAGGTGCTCTGATGGACGGCCTCGACCCGAGCGGCGGGGACCAGGGGGGCGCTGCGGCGCCCGCGGCTGCTCCAGCCGTCGAGCCCGCGCAGGGTTCGCCCGCCCCCGCTGCGGAGGCCCCCAAGGTCGAGACGGTGGGCGACCGCACCAACGTCCCGCAGACCGACGCGCAGCGCCGTCGCCAGGAGGCCCTGGACAAGGTCGAGCGGTTCGCCGCCGAGCGAGAGGCCGAGCTGGCCGGCAAGCCGCCCCCTCCCCCGCCCGAGCGCCGCAAAGACCCCATCCTCGACGATGACCGAGCCGAGCCCTGGTCCGTCTCCCGTGATGAGCTTGAGGCGCTGCCGGACGCTGCGAAGAAGACGGTGGCCAACCTGCGTGCCCAGTGGACGCGGAAGAACCAGGAGCTGGCTGCGAAGATGAAGTCCCTCGATGAGCAGGCGCAAGCCCTCGTCTCGGACGCCACGATGCAGCGGCTGCGTGATGCTCAGGTCCAGACTGGTGGTGAGGAGAGCAGCTTCGACCCCTTCGACCCCGACAGTGTCGCCGCCTACATCCAGCACCAGGTCCAGACCGGTGTGGCGAAGGGCATCGAGGAGCTGATCAACCCCGTCCGCGAGCAGACCCAGCTGGCCCAGCGCAGGCAGCAGCTCGAGGTCTGGAAGGCGCAGAACCCGGAGATCGAGAACCCGGAGGTCAAGCTCGCCGTCGCGAGGGAGCTGGACGCGAACGACGCCCTGAGTCTCGAAGTGGCCTTCGAGCTGGTGATGGCTCGGCGCCAGCGGGATGAGGTTGCGCGTCTCCGTGCGGAGCGGGAGCAGGAGCGTGCCGCAGCTCGTGCTGCCGGCCTCAAGATCGGTGGCAGTTCGCGGGCGTCCGGTGTGAGCCGCGTCCCTGAGCACGTCCGTCGGCAGGGGGCTGCTGCGGTGTACCAGTGGAAGACGGAGAACAACGCCTGGTGAGGTTGCTTGCGGTGGGGCTTCGTGGTAGCGTCAGCGCGTAGCCCCCCGCAGGCCCCAGCTGGGACAACCGCGACGCGGGACAAGGTCTGAACCTCCTGTTCTACCCCTGTCCCCTGTGGTGCCTCTGATGCCCCCGAGCTCCAACGACATCCTGACGTCCACGCTGCGCGACCTCATCCCCGATGCCGTCGACCAGCTGTTCAAGACCACCCCGATCCTCGACGCCGCCAAGAAGCAGGGTGGCGTCAAGATGAAGCAGGGTGGTTCCTACGTCGAGCAGCCCCTCATCCTGGCCACGCACAGCAGCATCACGCAGCTGTCGACCGGCTACGAGCCGACCAACCTGTCGGTGAACGACGTCCTCAAGGGCGCGACGTTCGACTGGTCCGACTACGTCGCCCCGATCGTCATCACCCGCAAGGAGGAGCTGTCGAACAGCAGCGACCTGGCCAAGGTCGAGATCGCTGAGGCCCGCATGAAGTCGGTGCTGGGCATGTTCCAGCGCGAGACGAACAAGCAGATCGTGGCCGCCAACAGCACCGTGATGACCGAGCTGGCTTCCCTCAACGGTGGCTCGGCCGGCGTGACCACCGCGGGCACCAACTACCTCGAGCCGCGGGCCCAGGGCCTCCAGCTGAACACCGTGGGCGGCCTGGCCAAGACCACCTACCGCGACCTCGAGAACCAGTACGTCGACGCCAACAGCGGCTTCGGCGCCGACCCCATCGGTCTGCTCACCGAGCTGTTCATCAAGTGCCAGATCCGCAGCCCGGACGGCACCCCGCAGCTCATCCCGATGTCCGAGACGGCCTACAAGCTCTACAAGAAGGGCCTGTTCACCAACGAGCGGTTCGTCTCCGAGACGACCCTCGACGGCGGCAACCTCGCCCTGAGCTTCCACAACGCCATGTGCGTCGTCGACCCGAACCTGCCGGTCAACTCGGCGGCCGAGGTCATCAGCGCCTACGTGCTGGACTTCAAGCACATCTTCCTGTTCATGGACTCGCGCGCCAACTTCACCCTCGGTGCGTTCGAGTCCCTGTCCGGCTACACGGCCCGGAAGGCGGACATGACCCTCCGCATCCAGGTCGGCTTCGACCACCTTGAGTCCAGCGGCGTCCTCGGCCGCGCGGAGGCCTGATGAGCGCGCCCGCCCTCAACTCCCTGAACGCCGCCGCGGCCGGCGGCGGCATCACCGCCTCCGACCGCCGGACCCTGCAGACCTTCATCGCTGGCGAGACTCTCGCGATCGGCGACGCCGTGTCTCTGGACCTGTCGCAGGTCTCGGACGCGGACAAGGCCCTGGTCGTCGTCAAGGCCGACAGCGGCACCGCGACCGACACCGCGTTCGTCGGGGTCGTCACGAAGTCGCTCGACGTCGATGGCGCCCTGACCGTCGGCAAGAAGATCGAGGTGTGCGTCGCGGGGCCCTGCGAGGCCAACGTCGACGCCGCCACCGTGGCCGGGTCCATCCTCCAGATCGGCTCGACGGCCGGGCGGCTCTCCGTCCGCACTGTCGCCGTCGACGAGAATGGTACTGCGACGTTCAACCTGTACCCCATCGCGGCCGTTGCCTGCGAGGCGGACGCCAGCAACGTCGCGACCGTCATGGTCTACCGCCAGTTCTGAGTCGCCCGGGGGCCGCAGCCGTCTCCTGTCCTGCATCGTCCGGCTGCGGCCCCGCCCCCGACCCTTTCCCCCGAGGGCGGGGGCTTCTCGTAGGAGCTCGCCATGAACCTCCGACAGATCATCGATATGGCGGGGTCCATCCTTGACTACTCGCCGGACGTGCAGTCGTACCGCGACGAGATCCGCCGGTACGTCAACGAGGCCTACGTCGAGCTGTTCAGCAGCCACGAGTGGACGTTCAGCCAGCGGACGCGGCTGGTGACGCTCAACCCGGACTTGTCCCTCGCGGACCTGTCCATCGTGCTGCCGGTCGGCCACCGGACGGTGCAGCTCCAAGACCCCCTCACCCGCAACATCATCCCGGGCTGGGTCAACAACGCCATCGTCGAGGTCACGGCGCAGACTGGCACTGTGGCCATCCCGCAGGAGATCGTGGTCCGCACCTGGGTCGATGGCAACACCGTCGTCCTCGAGGACCGCAACGGAGGCGACCTCGGGGCCGCTTTCGGCACCGCGACCGCAGTGACCGTCCGGTTCAAGCAGCGGTACGTCGACCTGCCCCAGGACTGCGTCGATGTGCTGTCGGTCAACGTGCGCTACCCTGACGGTGACCGGGCGAGCTTCCCTCCCCTTGAGCGGTGGATCGACGAGGACTACAACCTCGACATCGACCGGACTGGCCGCCCTGAGAACTACATCGTCGTGGACGACGTGTTCGTTGATGCGCCGGTCCTCACGCCGATCTGCTCGAACGTCGGTGCTGGCGTGAGCCCGGTGCCTGTGGCTGGGGACTGGGATGTCGTCTACACGCACGTCAAGGGCGGCCGGGAGAGCGCGCCGAGCCGGCAGTCGACCCTGACGACGTTCAGTGTTGGTGACCGCATGGCTGTGGCGGGCCTGCAGGACAACGGCCCGGACAACGACACCGGCTACCGGAAGCGGGTCTACGCCCGAGGGCCGTCCTCTGCGGCGTTCTTCCAGGTGGGCGGCGGTGACGTCCTTGAGAGCGTGACGTTCATCCCGGCCCCAGTCCTCATCGACGCCAGCTACCTCAAGACGGCCCGACGCCTCCCCGGGCATGGGGGGCACTACAAGCGCATCCGCATGTACCCGCGACAGTCGAGCCTCTTGCAGGCCACCGTCCGGTACATGGCCCGAGCCCCGCAGTTGCTCGACGACTCGGACTCGCCTGGGTTCGCCCCGGCCCATCACCGCTACCTGGTCTACGCGGCTTGTGCGGAGCTGTTCGTGAAGCATGGCAGCGCGCCCCAGGCCGAGCTGTACCGGGGCAAGGCCGCCCTTGAGCTGTCGAAGATGACGCAGCGATACCTGGCGGACAAGGGCCAGATGCTCATCAAGGGCGGCTTCAACGCTGGGCGGCGCTACTCCAAGCCTTGGGTCACCCTGAGCCACACGCCGTGAAGACCAACGACCTCATCGTCCGGCCATTGCTGGGCATCGACGAGCGCATCCCGGCCCCACCTGGGACGGCGGCTCTCGTCGACAACTTCCGCGTCGACTGGCAGACGGGCGGCTGGTCCAACCGGTTGGGCTACGAGAAGCTGTTCACGGGGACAACGACCTTCTCTCCGTTCGTGGGCCTCGGCCGGATCGACTCGGTGTTCATGTGGGCCGAGCGGTCTTCGGCGCTGCGGTGGCTGCTCCTCGAGTCGGGTGGCGTCCTGTTCCTGGTGAACTACTGGCGCGGCTCCTTGATGCCGCTGCAGTCCGACCGCCGCCGGTTCGCTCTGAACGAGGCGTCCTCGTCCTACGTGCCGACGCCCCAGGGCGTGCTCATCGCCAACGGTGAGCGCGTCAAGAGGTTCAATGGCTGGCCGGTGGACCTGTCTGTCTCGACTGTGCCTTCCAACCTGCTGCCGCGCGTGCTGGTCAACCACGGCTACGAGCTCTACCCGCCCAGCCCGGACCCCTACGACGTGCAGGCTGGCAACGACGACTGGACCACGGCGCTCGCCTCGGGGCACTCGACGGCGACACTGGCCAACTCCAATCAAGACCGCGGCCTCGGGGTGGGTCTGTACAACTCCGGTGGTGGCACCCCGACGGCGACGTACCGCTGGCGCATCAGCTTCGTCGACCAGACCGGGTCGGAGTCGGCTGTCTCCCCACCGTCGACCGCGACATCGTGGACGCCGACGCAGGACAACGGCAAGGTGGTCCCCGTCGAGATCCCTGTAGGCCCTGTGGGCACCATCGCCCGCCGGCTCTACCGGACGGCCTACAACGATGAGACGTACCGGCTGGCCGCGCAGATCCCGAACAACGTCGAGCGGCTCTACTACGACTCCATCCCCGACTCCCAGCTCGGCGGCGCAGCCCCGCTCACCCTGACGCCCATGCCGGCGCCCCAGGCCCGCTACGCCGCCCAGGCCGCCGAGTGCGTGTTCATCGACGGAGGCCCCGCCAACCCCCAGGCCCTCTACTGGTCGCAGCCCGGCACCCCCGCCCAGTACGACCTGAGCGACTACGCCTACCTGGGCGGTCCTGGCGGGGACATCACCGGCCTCGCTGGGTACTACAACGCCCTCATCGTCTTCCGTGAGCGACAGGTCGACGTCCTCACCGGGACTTACCCGAACTTCCGGGTGGCCCCCCTGCTGACGGACGCGGGCGGAAGCGCCCCCCACTCGGCCCAGCCGGTGCCCGGGTTCGGGCTGGTCTTCTTAGCAGACGACGGCGTCTACTCGCTGACGGGCGGCCTCGAGGGCGGCGCCGTCGCGCAGGCGAAGCGGCTGTCGGACCCCATCCAGGGCTGGATCCGCCGCATCAACCGGGCGTGTGTCCAGTCTTCCCAGGCCGTCGTCTGCCGGACGTGGCGGGAGTACCAGCTGTGGGTGCCGGTGGACGGCGCCTCGGGCCCCTCCGTCGGCCTCATCTTCCACTACGACTCGGGCCAGTGGAGCGTGCGGTCGGGCTGGCCGGTGTCGTGCGTCACCTCGACCCCCGAGGGCGAGGTCATCTTCGGGCACATCGTCGGGGCCTCCGGGTCGAACGACCCTGAGAGCGGCCTGTTCGTGATGAGCGAGGCCAGGCAGATGGGCTACGAGAAGCCGGGCGAGGAATTCATCCCGGCGGACCCGCCGACGTCGGTGTACCTGTCGCGCCTGGAGGCCGCTGGCGACCCGGGAGACAAGAAGCACCCGCGGTACGTGACCCTCCACACCATGAACACAGGCTCCTTCGAGACGCCGCTGACCTTCGAGGCCGACCGCGGCGCCGTCACGAACACGACCGCAGCCCTCACGACACAGTCCCCTGACCGCGCTCTGCAGCCGACCTACACGTCTGGCATCGACGGCGAGCAGGCCGTGTGGGGCACGTCGACGTGGCAACTGCCGCTCCCGACAGACCCCCGCTACAGCGGTGTCCTGGACGGCTCCAGCTACGTCCAGTTCCGGCTGTCGACCACCAACGACATCCTGCTGACGGGCTACACACTGGGCATCGTGACGTCCGCTACGCGCGTCATCGAAGGCCGCGGCACCGTCACCCGGAGGTCGATGTGAGCTTCCGCTACACAGTGGCCGACCCCCGGCCCCGCGGCCTGCCCACCTCCGAGGACTTCAACCTGGGGCTGGATGCTCGCATCGAGGGCCTCACAGCGATGGATCGGGACCAGCTCCCGCACGCCGCTGTCAACGAGACGATGGTCAAGGCCGGCGCCACCCACGAGCTCCTGCCCGCGGCCGAGAACACCGAGATCGCGTCGCCCTACCGGAACAACTCGGGCTACCAGGCGATCGGTGACCCGGCCTACTACGCAGGCCCCGGGCTGTCCTACAGCAACTACGACGGCGACTGGGTGTCCCTGGTCGAGGAGAGCTTCACGGCGCGCGGTGGCCTCATTCAGGCCGAGTTCTCGACGTGGCTGTGGAAGTCGACCTGGGACGACGACAGCGGCAGCAGCAGTGAGCCCATCCGGTGGGAGCTGCGGCTCCTCGTCAACGGTCAGGAGGTCGACAGCACGGCTCAGTGCGCCACCCCCTGGGCCAACGTCCACCTGGTCGGCCTCGCTGTGGCCCCCGAGGGCGGCGCCGTCGTCTCCGTCGAATGGCGGGTCAGCCCGCAGGACGAGAACAAGAGCGTGCGGAACGACCAAATCCTGTTCTACCTGTCCGGCGCCGACATGCTCATCCAGAACCGGAGGGCTTGATGAGCTCGCTCCCGACTGGCCGCGCTGCCCCCGGCGTCGTCATGGACGCCCCGACCGTCAACGCGCTGCTGACCGCCGTGGGGACCGCCACGACCGACCTTGACGACTTCAACGTCCGCAGCCAGGCCCTCGACATCGCTCAGATGGACACCGTCACGGTGGTGAACCAGGGCCTTGTGACGCGACACGTCGATGAGCTCAGGGACACCAGCAGCGATACCTACACGAACGGGTCGAGCCAGGAGGTGACGCGGTACGTGCCCTCATCGGCGTCGTTCGAGGTCCGCCAAGGTGACGTCCTTCGCACCTACGTGAGCCTTCGGGCGACGAGGTCTGCAACGAACACCGGGCATACGCGCCCACAGCTCGGTGCTCTTGCTGGGGTCGGGGGTGCGGCGTGGGTGTTCTGGCTTGAGTGGGACATCACCGACGGCACCCTGACGAACTGGGCTACGGTCCCGGGGACAGACACCTGGGGCACGCACTACGCTGGGGTGGTCGACGACGCAGCGGCCCCGGTCGCTCACTTCCGAACGGCACAGTCCTCGTCGGTGCTGGTGGTGCCGCACATCGTTCAGCAGCAGAGGGATCCCGCTGGGACAACAACCCCTTGGGCAGCGTTCCCGATGAGCGACACGTACTGCCTGCCCATCCGCCGCTCGAGGACGTGGAACTACAAGAAGGTGTCGGCCTCGACATTGACGGTCTACGGCATCCGGCTGATGGTCCGCGGGGTCTGCTCCCTGGGGAAAGACCCAGGCGGCAGCGGCGCTGGCATCCTGTTCGTCCGCGACACGTCCCAGCAGGGGAACACGCGAGCGTTCTCCGACGAGGAGCTTGACGTGGACGACGTCCTCATCAACACCATCGTCCAGGCGAGCGAGTAGACCATGGCCTACACCCCGCCCGTCACGTTCTCCAACGGGTCCACGGTCGACGCTGCGGATGTCAAGGCGTCGTTCGACGACCTCCAGGCCTACGTCAACGGGGGCGCGTCGGTCGGCGACTACAAGACCATCTCCGCTTGGGCGGGCCAGCAGCACTTCGTGCGGCCGCGCTACAACGGCGTGACCAACACCTGGCAGGGGGTGACCGGGGCGGCGACGCAGGCGACGCGAGGCCTGGAGACGGGGCGCTACACCTACGCCAACCGGCCGACCTCCCAGCGTGTCGATGGGTCCGTAGAGTGGCAGTGGATCCCGGGGACGGTGAAGCAGCTTGTGGTCCCCCGCTCGGCGCGGGCCATCCTCCTCCAGTTCAGCTTCTCGGCGCGGGTCTACGGAGACGGGACCGTGAACTCGGGGGCTGGGTACGGCAGCCCGTTCGTCCACGTCCGTGGGTTCCTGACGGGGGGCTCTCCGCGGGACGTGTCGGACCTGCAGGGGCTCGCTGACCTCGACCCGCTCACGGAGCACCAGCTTCAGATCGAGGTGGCTGGAAGCTATTTCTCAAGCCCCAAGCAGCGGCGGGACCATCAGTCTGGCTACAAGCTGGTCGAGAACAAGCCTGCCGGGGTCTACACTGTGGGCCTGGCCCAGCAGTCGAACGTCCCTCGTGTTCGGATCTGGCGGTGGAGTGTCACCGCGGAAGCATGGATGGTGTGACATGGCAGACGGCTACGGAAAGCGACGCGCTCTGAGTGGCCTCTCGACCGGGGCCTCGCTTGCGTCGGCGGGGATGCTCGCGGGTGGCCCTGTTGGCGCAGCCGTTGGTGGCGGCGCAGGCCTCGTCGCTGGAGCCCTCCTGGGGGGCCCAGGTGAAGACGAGAAGGCCTACCGGGCCAGGCTCAAGAAGCTGGAGCGCCAGGCCATGGGGCTTACGCCGCAGGAGGAGGCGAGCCTCCGGGCGAAGGTCATCGACCCCCGGCTGGCGGCCATCCGCGAGCAGCAGGTTCAGGCCAACGCGGCGGGGTTGTCTACAGACATCGGCTCCCAGGCTCGCCAGCGCGCAGCCATGCGCCAGCAGGAGTTGGACTTCCTCCAGGAAGGTACGCGCGCCATCGGTGACATCGAGGCGCAGATGATGCGGGCCCGTGAGGAGCGGCTGCTCAACGCGCAGGCTGGCCTTGCTGGGCTGGAGGCGAGGCAGTCTGCCCAGGACCGCGCGATGCTTCTTGGCTCGATCCAGTCGGCGGCAGGGATCATGGCCCAGGATGCTGCGTCGAAGCGTCTGCTGCAGATGGAGGAGGCTCGCCTTGCCGCCGCCCAGCCCGCGGCCTCGGTGCCCGCGGCCCTGCCGCCCGCGGCCCTGCCGCCCGGCACCGACAACCGCGTCGTCGCAATGGCTGAGGAGCCCCTGCCGTCTCCCGGGGCTGCCACCATCCCCGCTCCCACCGCCCCGGCTCCCACCGTCTCGCCGCCAGCCTCCCTCACCCCTCGGATCGGGGTTCTCTCGCCGGCTGCTGCGGCCGCCGACGTCTCTGTGCCGCCGTTCTACACGG